CAATAGAACAGATATTGCCGAAGCAGCAGGGTTTGATTTGTTAACTGCATAATTCAGATTTTGATATAAGCCAGAGTCGAAGTCTATAGCCGACCCGCCTATGGCACCAGCGTCGGCAACAACCGCCGAAGTGGTGGAGCCGCCATTGTTGGGCTCGTTGAAGTCCTTCGTGTATCTAGCATTCAGGGAGTCGCCACGCATGGCAAAGACTACAGCCATTATTCAGCCTCCAATAAAACGCGAAGTTCCTCTAATAGATCCATCAATTCTTCTTCCCAAACAAAGTACTGAGCGTATGCGCCGTCTTTGAATGCTAGCATCTGCGCCGCTTTCGCATCAACCTCTGCTTGTTTGGCATCTGATTCTGCTGACATTACTTAGCCTTTCCTTTGGCCTTGCCCTTGCCCTTCTTCTTTCCGATCTCTCTAGCTCTGCCAGGGTTTCTCAGGCTCTTATCTTTGCGGCCTTTTTTTGAAACGTAGAAAACGAATATTGAAACATTGTACATCACAAATCCTTTACAAGCTTATAAAGCGCATAGGGGCTGACTATCGCTAGATCATGCCCTTTGAGTTTTTCTTGCAGCCTTGGCAAGGGTATCATGTTCGCAGCTTCAGTGCATAGTATCTCGTTCGGACCCGCGTTTGAACTCTTTGAGGGTAGTTTTATTCTGAAGAACTTTCTCAATATACCGCGCCAAACGAAGAAGAAGAAAGCCTTGAAGTCATATCCTTTGGCGTCGTGTTTCTCGATCAGCTCTAGCATTAGGTCGACACCGTTTTGTTGACCTATCTTTAGTTCTTTTTCTATCCTTATGTCATTCCACTTTTTGAAAGAGTTAATGCCAACGACATGAAACCCCAGAACATTAGAATGAAGTATAATTCGACCAAAGAACATAATAGCAAAATGGCTAACCGGCTCATCGAGCCCCCATGTTATGAACTTAGAAAGTGGAAGTTTAGAATTAGTCCAAAGTAATTTTATCATGCTTTGAATATATCCTTCATGCATGCCATTTTGCACTTGGCACCTGCTGGATGAATCAATATAAATCTTAGCTTGTTCGTGTGATAAGTGTCGTCATACTTCATATACTTCGAAGCCCTGCCGTCTGCTATCACCATCTTATCATTCGGGTAAGATAAGTTAGCGCCACTGACCATTGCTTTAGATCCACCGCTGCCCGCTGGAACATCTGGAACTCCAATGACATATAGTCTCATGTCTACGCCTGGAGTTGTCTTTGCTAAAATCTTACCACCTACTATTTCATAATCATGCGTTGGCTCCCAGTCGACAACTGTCTTCACGCACTGAGCGTCAGCCGTTGCCTGCACTGTGATTTCCACATCGGAGCTATCGTACAATTTGAACGTTACGTCTCCTATGTCTGAGCCCGCCGCATCTTTATTGTATAGAGAATTAAGAACACTCGTTTCAAACTCGAAAACTCTAAGCTGATATGTCCACCCCGGAGTGGCATATTGAGCCCTGAGTAAAAGTGATCCGTCTGCACTTCTTTCTGGTAAAAAACTCATTCTTCAAAGCCCTCCACCGCAAGAATTAATGACGTGACCGCACTAATATCATCTTGTATTAAGATTTCAATTTTATCACTAGTTCCGGCCTTTAGTTGAACCAGAATGTTTTTAGCAATAAAGTTAAATACAGCCTCGATAAAATCACCGCCTGATTGATTTATAATTTTGTTATCGCTCGCTGTCGTGCCAAACCTGGCTAAAAAATCAGCCGTGCTCATAATTGTCGGTAGTACGGTAACTTCTCCAAGCGAAGTAACTGTGACAACAATTCCATTCGTTAGTGCTGAGTTTTGACCCATGAATTTAGAGTTTTGCACTTTAATGTTTGTATCAATGCCAAATAATTTTAACTGCTCGACAAAGATATCCTTGCCGCCTGCCGCATTAGCGTTGACTGAGAATGTCGTCGGAGTCGTTTGGCCGTCTATGGTTAAATCATTAGATCCGCCAAACTCCGCATCTTTAAAAAACAAATCAGATACGTTTTCACCACGAACACGAACCGAACCAGATATTCCCAAGATACCAAGTCTATGCGGGTTTTGTGGGTCACGGGCTAATGAAGTGGGCTTGCCTCTAGATATGAAAGTATCAAAAGCCACTGTAACCAGTGTTGTGCCCGTAACACTTACAGCGAAATCACCACTGTTGGGCCTTTCGGCAAACTCAGAATTTAAGCTGAAAATCTTAGACGTAACATGGACAATGGCTCTCTTACCATCGTCGCCATCTTCTTCAATGCTAAATGCCTCTAAAAAAGCGTTTTGAAAGTTAGTGTCTGCATTAAGATCACTAACAATTAAATCAGCCAAAGCTTGTTCATTGCCGGCCTCAGTAGCCGTCAGTGTTGAAGTAACATCAACCGCCGGCAAATCCCTATCAGGACTTGTCGAATCATTAGCGGTCGCTGCAACTTGAACACGAACCGTATCGCCAATGGCTCCAGCAAAATCAATAGTAAAATAAGAATCAGGCAACGGATCTGCGCCAAGAATTTCGTTCACCGTCACGTCAGCCTTGACGGCCAACTTCTTAGTGCCACCCTCTAGAACCACGTCGGCGACGTGTGCTTCATCGTCGCCCGCGATCCTTATCGTCTGTGTTGCCTGATCTAAATCAATATCACCCATTCTTAGTTTTCAACTCCAATAATGGTTGAGTGCAAATCCTGAGGCTGGTTGTCCAAGTTCGTCCTAATCACTCTCACTGTAGTAGTGTTCGCAGTTCCAGTTACAACAATCGGAACAGCCAAAGCAACGTCAGCCTGAGGGGCAGCAGTTGAGTTGAAAGTAATTGCCTTAGTCGCGAAAACTTCAGAAGCTGCACCATCGCCTACTTGAATTTCCACTTTCATTTTGCCAGAGCCAGATGATAGAACTTGGTGGAGCGTGAAAACAACTGTGTCGGCAACACTGTAGTCATGGGTAGAGGTCGCGTCTTTGGCTATCGCCGTACCTTCATCAAAGTCGTGAATTTCAGTGCCTTCGCTTTGTTCCATTGTAATGGGCAAAGGGTTTGAAGCACTGAAGGGCTCGCCGTCTTCATCATGCAAGGCTATGTCTAGAGCCCTTACGTCTCCAGCGGCATTGGCCTTAGCAGTAACTCTGAGAGTTTGCTGGCTATCGGCAGGTGAAGCGTTGCGGTCCATACCAACAACGCCAACTTGCGATGGGTCACTATTGTTAGTGCCATCGTACACACCGTCTACAGAGGCAGAGCCGAGCTCTGACATTCTTAGAACTTCATCGCCACCCGCTGGGTTATTACCATGCGCTTCAACGTGCGCGTTACCATCGGTATCAACCTCCATCTGTTGCGTATCGGGTGAAGATGCATCTACTATCTTTGTTTGCACTCTTTCGTCGGTGCCGTCCGCTTCACTGCGAATGGGCAATCCACTTTCAAAATCTGCCATGGTTTATTCCTCCCTGATTTGTTTTTCCATTTCTTTGATTATTTCTTTTTGTTTACCTATATGATCCTTGATGCGCTCAATTTCATCTTCGCGCTCCATTATCTTATATTCAAGTTCCATCATAGCAGCTTCTGCCTTGATCTTTTGAACCATCATTTTCTTTTTCTCTTTGCTCATCATTCTAAGATCCCCACTATTCTACCCTCAAAATCGCCAACCATCGAGCGAAAATGTTCAACTTTCAATTCTACCTTCTCGCCTGCTATAAACTTCAAGCCTTTATTGTTTGTTTGTACAAAGAAAAACTCAGTGTTGAATGCTCCACCGAAGAAGGTTCTTTTCCTTGCTATACGCGCAGCGTCCATGAAGACATCATACTGAGCTATGTTTGTTCCACTCGCTTCGATGTGTTGTAAGAAGAACTCTTTTCCCACAGGGACAGTGAACGACACGACCGAAGTCGAGGTAGAGGCAGCAACACTTGTCACTAGTCCGAAGGTATTAGTTACCTCTCCCGAGCCTCCGCCTAGGGCTGAGAGTATTCCTGTTAGTGTTGTGTTGGCGTCGTCGTCTCTGACGTTGAGTTCGTTTGAAGTATTGACGGAAGCTGTCTCTGTTCCGTCGCCTATGCGAGTTGAATCGAAGTTCGCGCCCAAGTGGCTGAGCTGCACATTTAGATCACCGGCGGTTATATTTACAGGACCACTTGAACCAGTAAGAACCACGGGCACAGATACGGTATTCGCTGGAGTTCCTGTGTCTATGTTTACATCTGTTGCGGTTCCATCAACGCCGATTTGTATCGGTCCGTCTGGAATAGCATTGATCGTGCCTTCAGTGACGCAGGTTCTGACAGCGGTATCGCCTGCCGTGTCGGCCTTGAACTTATCGTATTCTCTGAGTTCGCGATCGTTTCTAAGTGCCACTAGCTACCACCTTCTTTTGGCACCGATTCATTGAAGATCGGATCATCGTTTTTCAGGTCAGCAACGAACCAACAATACCAAAAGCCTTCTTTCTCATTGAAGACGATTGCTTGTATTCTGTTGAAGGTGAAGTTCTTTGATTGATATAGAAGCATAGCACGGCGCAGACCCAGAGGGGTCCGCGCTCGCACAAAGTTTGGAATAGTCGTACTACTTGGTAGTGACATCGCCTATTAGACGTTGTTGTCTTTAACTACTAGAGCAGATTCAGTTCCGCCAACACCGTTGACACCTAACTGCATACCTTTCAATCCGAAGATCTGATCGAGCACAAAGCGCATTGCTTTTGAACCGTACTTGATATCAGACTCGGAAGCCATGTTAGGACGTTGTTGGAATGCAATGGCGATTCCATCTTTGTCATACATGAAGTATTGAGTAGCTCCCAATTGGTTGTTGAGAACTAGGTTCACACCAAAGACTCGACCAATAAAGCCAGAAGGAATAACAGCAGCACCGTAGACGTCTGAACTAGAAAACTCTGCGATCTTTAGGAGCGCAGCTTCTTGTGCAGGCGGTACAGCTAAGAACAACTGATCCTTATTGGCATTACGAGTGAGTAGAGTCTCGCGCATTTCTAGAACGATATCTCTAGAGATAGTTCCAGCAGTAGTAGTGGCTTCCCCGACTGTCTCCATTTCAGTGACAATCTGTGCGTCTACATAACGGCCTTGAGCAGAAGCTGCACGTCGTGCGAACTCTAGCTGAGCGTTGATGTTAGACTGGATTTCGTCAAATGAATCAATGATCCAAGAAACGAAAGCATTCTTGTCTAGGGCTAGGTCGTCAGTAGAAGACGTCAACACTGTGGCGTCTCCAGCCGCTGCACTAACTCGATCAATAACTGTGAAGGCATCAAGCTTTGGAATGTTCAATTGCTTAGCGCCTGGCACTGCCATTGCTGAGAAGTCAGAAATAGTAGGAAGCAAAGTTACTGCTTCACGAAGTTCTTTTTGTACTAATTGGGATACGAGATCCTGTTTTGTTGCGACCAGTTCTGTGGTCCCTGTGATTGCATCAGCCATGATATTCTCCTTTAATGATTAGATAAGTGAATCGTACTTTTTCACCGCAGCCAGCAACTCATCCTTTGACATATTGTCAGTGTCCAAAGCCTTAGAAGTCATGTTCCCTGTTCTGATAACATGGTTAGCCACATTGGGCTTAGCCGTGTTGAAAAGGACTGATTCTTCTGTTCTGAGTCGTTCAAGCATTTCTTTTACCTGATCTCGGTTTGGATTGAATTCGTTGTCATAGTCTAAAGTTTCAAGTTCGTCTTCAACGCATTTCTTCAACAGCTTAGTAGATGTCACACCCATTTTCACAGCTTCATCGACGATCACGTCCATTGCTTTCCCCCTTGCGAAGTTTGCAACGGCTGTGTTGAGTTTCTGCTTTAGCTCCTGCTTTTCTTTGCTTTCGCGTTCAGCTAACTCTTTGAACTTTCCCTGCTGTTGGAGGTTAGCGTTTTCTATCTCAGAAAGTTTAGCTAGGGCATCGTCTAGTTGATTAGCCTTTTCCCTTGCTTCTTCTTTGAATCGCTTTGCCTCAGTAACAGCGCGAGAATGTGTCTCTCGTCTCACAAACTGTTTATCGCTAGTCCCGCTAGTGATTGAGTCAGGTTCCGTCGTGAAAGTCCCGCTTCCATCTTCCGGCGCAGCCCCGCTGCCTTTTTCTACTTGATCCATATTTTATTCTCCTTTGTGTGTTAACGCAACCCCTCGCGCTTTAATTGTCGACGATAGAAGCGTTTTATCATGTTCACTGTTACTTTTATACCTTCCGTATCAATTCCAATGAAAGGCCTGCCGTTGGCCGAAACGAATTCAGCGACTTTCTTATTCGATAACTTCGACCCCTTCCTTCTTCCTTTAGGGAAGACAGCCACCGAAGACTTTGTGACGGTTGTCTTGAAAGTTAGAGACTTGATCATCTGACCCGTGAACGTCAAGTTCGACTTTGTGGGCTTGAAGTATGTCTTGTCTACATTAGCCAATGCCTTAGATCTCTTTGGCACTTTGCGTAATTGGCCTTGATCATCCATGAAGAAAAACACAAGTCCTTTCCTGAATGCCTTATAGCTGGAGGAAAGCCCTTTGAATCCTTTGGGCTTTCTCCCTGCGATTGATTTTCCTGCTCGTGTGAACGTTTGAATTCTATTGAGTGTGAAGACTCCGATTTCATCTAGCAGTGGTTTGTTCTTTGTGCTGAGCGCCCGCTTCAACCTAGCGTTGAGTCTAGCTAGTCCTTTGACTTTAACTTTTCCCGCCACTTACCCTCCGCCTTTCTTCTTTTGTTTTCGCATGATTTCTCTGAGTTCAGAGGCGAACTCTTTTCGAACTTCTGCGATCTCCTTATTCGTCAGGCCAAAGAAAGGACGTTTGGGAACTGTCACCGATGAATCGCCAGTTCTGCCTACTTGATGAGCATAGGCTTTCTTGTTCTGAATGTTACCAGCTCCGCCTTTCCATCCAAGTGTGATGGAGTCTGAAGTCTGTTTCTTGATGTCGAGAGTTCCTAGCATGTCACCATTGAGGGTCATATTGATTGGCGAAGACTTCTTCCCTGCTGCCTTAGCTTCATCCGATTTTAGATATTCATCGGAATACGGAGAGTGCAGCTTCGCCGATCGAAAGCCTACGCCTTTCTCTACTCTAGCGATCATCTTATCAATCAGCGCCTGACCGAAGCGTTCTCTCAGTGCTTTCTTTCCCCTGAGAGATACCCCTAGAGCTTCCTCCAGATCAATCGTCTGCTGAATCAGGTCCTTGTCTATGTCAGGCTTCGACAAAGTCAGACACTCCCTTCGGCTCTACTTCTTCAGGCGTTTGCGCAAAACCTTTGCCAATGGCTCCGACGATAGCTTCAGCTTTTTGTCTGTTCACAGGGAATGCCGCTTCAATGATCTCTACAGCCGTTTGTCTAGGTATGAGCCCAGACGCTGCCTTCTCGACCACCGTGACAAGTGATGACACCTGCGCACCGTTGAGCGAGATATCTTGTATAGTATCGCCGCCGACCGTTGAAGGAGTTCCCGTGCCTGGCACTGCCTCTACCCCTGGGGTTGATTCTTGACCTAGACCTAAGTCTTTGTCGATTTCTTCTATGATCTCTAGGGCTCTTTCATCACTAACTTCTCTTATGTCTGCAATGCCTTCAACCCTAGACATTAGGCCCGCTTCCATTTGCTTCAGAGCATTATCAATAATGTCACTCTTTCCCATGACAGGAACTGGCTCAGCAAACTTCACTCCCAGCTCGATCTTATCTGATAGCTTCCCGTTTCTAAGCTTATCAATAAAAGCACCTTCGCCTTGAACCGTCTGCATTAGGTTCGACCATTCTCTCATGAGATCGAATAGCTCTATCTCTACTTCTCTGAATAGAGCCCTGTCTGCTTGTGTTGCTTCAAAGCGATCAAGCATTGCTAAGAGTCTATCAGTGCCAGATGCAAACTGTCGACTGTCTCCTTTGCCTGTTATTGTATCCGTGTCTAGACCTTCAGCAGAAAGGAAGAACTTCACCTTCGATTCGATCATGTCCATAGTTCCTGCGATGTCAGCAGATGGAGATGCAAATTCAAAGCTAGGACTAAGTTCTGGACGAGACGGATCAAGCTGGAGAAAGAGAACGCGGTTCGGTCCGATTAGCAAATCCTGCGGAGCCTTCTCTGCTTTGATTATCGCCTGGCTGTAGTTTTGAAGTCTTGCCGTGTTCTCAGCATCACTCAGCCCGACTCCTAACTCTAGGCTAAACTCTGTGACATTTTGTCCACGTCTAACAAAGTATTGAAAGTCTTTCTCTGTAGCTATGTCGATGAATGGTAGACGGCCGATAGGGTTCGATACGTCTTCAGGATTACTTACCAAGGTCCCGTTGCCGTCTGTTACGAAGTGGAGATCATTAGTCCACCACACATATCTTTGAGTGAGTGCCTTTCTGTCGTCGTCGTCGGCTGCCTTCTGATTGATTCTATCCGATTGCCCGTTGTATCTCTTATCGATTAGCTTCGACGGTTCTCTGATAGTCTTATGTAGATCGAAATCCCAGACGTTCAGGACGTAGCAAAAAGCTTCCTCTGGGTTTGTCTCGTCAGGAATGACGTCGTATTGTCCTGGCCAAAGTGCTCTGACCATCATTTTATTGTTCTGTGGAACTACCATGAGCGCAGCTTGATTGAATAGCTTATACCAACGATTTGCTTGATGTAGGTTTTGATTCACCTTATTGATTGAGTAGAGATTCTCTAGCTGTTTGAGCTCTTTTTCGCTGGCGTTGGTGAACTCTCTTATTGGCTCCTGCTTATAGATGCTTGATTGCTCGTCGATAATCTTCTTAGAGATATTGATCGATAAGCATTTGCGCATCTCCGACACTGTTTTCTCGGTGTACTCTGATCGCAGTTTCTCTTCTATGTATGGGCCTTGTCTGTCTCTGTAGACATCAAAGCGCCTTTGTGTCTCGCGCTTTCTTTCTAGATTTTCTTCATTGTTGTCTATGCTCTGAATAAAAGTCGAACGGAAGTTCGGGTCTAATAGGTCGGGGTTCGCCATATCCTTGGCTCCTTCTGTGTTTAGCGGTTGAGCATGCGCACCGGTGTGTGATTTCTTATCTGCTCAACGTGTGTGATTATATTATAGCCCGCCGCAGTTGTACAGTGTTGGTAGGGGCATGATGGTCCATCGTCTTCAATGTAGTTTCCATTCTTCATAAGTTTAGTCAAAGAGAAGCCTTCGTCAAGCGTTGGGGCATCTTTATAAACAAAGAGCCTGTGCTGTCCTTTGGCGTTCTTCATGTATGAGTTGACCGTGTTATGCCTTAGCCTTATCGGCGGGTTAGCTAGTGGAACTCTCTGCTGAAAGTTCAGCCTTCTATATGACCCGCCTTGCCTGAGTGGCTTTTGTTGATACTTCGTCAAAAAGTCTCGGATGATATCATAGTCAGATAACTTCGAACGAGTATCCCTAGACTTGCCCGTCGCATCTCCAAAGATATAATACTTCGTGTCATACTCAAGTAATTCTCTGTTTGCGAGTTCTTCCATGATGTCTTGAGTTCTCGCTCCGTGGACAATGACTTCGTTGAAGAAGTGAAACGAGCCTCCGATGAATTGCGATAGGACGCACGACATGGGTTTGCCTTCACCGATGTTAAAGTCAAAGGAGATATGAACAGGTTCGCGTTGGTTGACGACGTACTTCTCGTCTCTGAAGTTATGCTCTTTGGTGTATTGGTGATAGATGGTTTCACCTGATATTCGTATCCATCTACCGTGTATCATCCTTTGCGCCATGAGTGGATCAAGGTCTTCTTCGAGTTGCGATATGTACTGTGGAGGAAGGAAGGGGTTATCTGTTGTTACTGAATAGTAGACGTGCCTTGTTTTCTTTGAAGGCTTATTCCTGCCTAGCTCCCAATATTTATATGCCCAGTGAGAAGGGTCGTCTGGATTTGTTGCAGAGATTATGAAGTTCTCGGTGACTCCAGGGACACGCCCGACGCGCATCTTCATCTCGTCATAGGCTTCTTTGTCTTCGAGGTTGTTCTCGGTGAGCTCTTCTACTATTGCCGCACTAAGTTTAAGTGAGCGCCATTTTTTGTATTTTTTGTCGGACCATGATCGAGAGACGATTTTGCTGCCGTTACGGAATTTAATAGAGGCTCTAGTCTCATTAATCTCGAAGTCTTTTCCTTCCACGAGATCGCTTTGGATATGATCGCATATATCTCTGAATATAGTGTCTTTGAGATCAGGCATAGCCCGACGACCGATACCAAGACAAGCACCACTATTAAGAAGGCAATGAGTGACAGCGACGTGAGCCATAAGAATAGATTTAGCAGAACCCACGCTACCGCTGAGAAGAATTTCATGAGTGCCGATTGAATAATCGAATGTTTTCCTAACACTTTTGATTACCTCGTATTGATAGGGAATGATCGTTGGATCGAACTCTATTAGCGTTGGTGATCCCTTTGCTTCAGACATGTGGTGTAATATACCCTAACTCTTACGACTTCCCAAACCAATATTGATAAACTCTTTATAGGTGAGCCTCCGACTTTGGTCCGGCTTCTCCTTTGGTTTGCTTTTGTCTTTGAGCCCTTTCGGTTTTTTGTCTTCACGTTTTTGTCTATCTTTATTCTTAGCCATTAGCAAAGCAGCTCAGGCTTCTCCATATCAGACGGGAAGAAGCAAAGTGTGTCAAGGTCACGATTGAGTAGGTCCATGTCGACGAGTCTATCGACGAAGTCATTGATTTCTTTTTCGTCCACGAGAATTAGTTCGTAGTGTTTTTCATCGTCGTCTTTGAAGTGGAGTTTCAACCACTCAGGTGTGGCTTCGACATCGAAAAGTTTCAGTCTCATAGTGGCTAGATTATACCACTGATTATTCGTCTAGGTTGTAACAAAGCTTCAACGGTTTTTCTTCGTCGCCAGAAATTTCTTGCTTGTCTCTCCAGTTGAATCTGTTTTTCATATTGAAGATCCAGCCGGTTGTATTGAAGTTTGTACCCTTGTCGGTGATAATGTTTTCAACGAAGATGCTCTCCCAAAACATCTGCGACAATTGACGCCCCTTGTTTTTGGCGTCCAAGAATTCAGGATTATCTTTCTCCCAATTGTATATTGTTTGCTTACAAGTTCCGACGACAGCGCCGAAGCATTCATAGGAGAGTCCCTTCTTCATGTGTTCAATGAGAAGGGCGCAGTACTCGGGTTTGTATTTTGTCGGTTGTCCTGCTGGCATGCTTTGAATGCTATCACAAGTCCAGACTTAGTGCAAAAAAGTTAACTGACTTTACTTGTCTCCGAGTCTCGCGGACTCAATCTCCGCAGAGATGCGGACTAAGGTTCCGTCGACTTGCTCAAGCTTTTTGCTCAAGTCGTGAATAGTTTTGGCAATCAGGCCAATAAGCACGACTTGCTTTAGTGCTATATGAGTTTCTTGATCTGCTCGGTTTATAGCTCTATCAAATTGTTCGTCTGTCATTCGAACTCCCTTACGTCGGCATTGATGTCTCTGACATCTAGGTCTCTAGTCACTTCATGGTCCATCGGACTACCATAGAGTACTCTCGAATAGCCTCCATTATATCTTTCGGCCCACTGCGTCACAGCTCTTTCATCGTTAGGTTGAATGCCGCAGTCACAGATGAAGTTGAAGGTTCGCCCGACTGTTGTTTTCCCGAAGCCTCCTTTGAGATCCCATTGGTTTTGTTCTCGTTCGTCGGTGAAAATCATGTGCTCGTATCCTTCGAAGTTGCAGATAGCTTTTGTGATCCCGGTATCCTTGCACCATCTACAGCCCTCATAGCCTGGTAGCGGCTTTTCCTGCTGACCCCTAACCCATTTAGCCGTGGTCATGAAGTCACGAAATTTTGGGGCATACATGGATTCTTTGTAGATCATTTTTTTTGCTTTGGCGAATTCATAGACCGATAGGTCTCCGATCTCGTCGTAGAGTATGTCTATGAAGGCATCTGTGTATTTCGCCGAGGGAAAGAACTCTGTAACTTCTTTGATTTCCAATGTTAGTTCTGACTTCGTCACTTTTTCTCCTTTGCTAAGGTTTGTAATCTATCAAATTCTTGTGCTTTTTTGAGTCTTTCGTCCCATTCGTCTGCTTCTTTGTCTCTTTTTTTGCTAAGGTCTTTCGGTTCTAGCTCAACGTAGTCCTGCCAACAGTTGGCAAAGGTAGAGAACATCTTGATGAACTTAGGTTCTGGGTTGTTGAGCTCTACGTGCTTGGCATAGTTGTCAACGGCCTTGCTAAAATCTTCGACATTCTGCATCGATTTAATGTTTCGCCTAAGTGTGCGTATTCCCTGCTGTTTGCCTTCTTTGCGTGGATAATTCGAGTAGGACGAAAGGATAGTTTCTTCAGGAAAAGAAAAAGAATCATTGACTCGTCCATTTTTTAAATGGACATTTAACTCTCTCTCTCTCTCAAAACTCTCCTCTCCTTTCCTATCCTCTACTCTACTCTCTCGGTTTTTTTCTTCAATTTTCAAATGAATAAGACCAAGTTCTTTAAATTCAGATAGGTATTTCTTTACCGATTCAAGTGTCAGATCTGACGTCCAGTGAAGTTCATTGAGGGTTTTTTTGAAGGTCTTTGAGCCCTCTTTGGCAGCAAGGGACAGTAAGCAAACCCAAAGCCAACGAGCTGAAGGCGGCACTCTTTGAAGCTGCGCGTTACTAGAGATACCAGTCTTTACCTTGAACCAGCCCACCCCTTGCCCGTCCACTTTGAGGGACTGGTGTTCTTTCCATTTGATTATCGTGATTTCCACTTCCATGACAGGCTTTTGGCATGATCTGGCACGATCCAGCAATAGGTTTCTAAAATTACGTAAAATTATGTAAAGTTTTCAGTGTTGAGCTGCTTAGTAGCCTATCACATATTTATACTTGACGGCGTATCATATAAATATGTATAAGCATAGTTCACCAGGAGAGAGATAGATGAGAAGACGACTCAACGGAAGAATGATCGCTGCGTGGCTAGCTGCGCATAGATTGTCGTATGTGGAATTTGCTGCGGAGACAGGAGTCTCTACAGCTCTATTAGAAAAGCTATGCAATGGACGCTATAAACACCCAGTAGGGGTCAATCATTATGAGAAAATGAGACGGTTCATCCATGAAAATTCTATAGATTTAGTGATCAATGATGAGCAGTTTTTTTTGGACAAGGGAGATATCGAAGATGAGTGAACCAGTAGCGGGCAATATAACGAAGGCAATGTTTGAAGTTCAGAAAGCTATGCCGACAATGTCTAAAGACGGGGAGGCGAAGGCGGGATCTTTCAGCTATAAGTTCTCAACCCTTCCTAAGATCATGAAGACGCTAACGCCACTCTTTGCAGAGCATGGTCTTTTGGTCACACATTCATTGACAATGATAGAAGATCGGGTCGTCTTAGTGACTTCTATAATACACGTAGAGAGCGGGGAGGCTGTGGAAAGTGTTTTACCAATGGCGATTGATAGTAATCCACAGAATTTCGGGAAGCTTATGAGTTATTATAGGAGATACGCTTTGTGCGGCCTATTAGGGATAACAAGTGAAGACGACACTGACGCCGTCGAGTTGTCCCGACCCAATACCCAAGCGACGGCTGTCCATAGGTCACCCAATACCTCTGCGCAGTCGTCGCTACCTAATTATGCACCTGGAGCAGGCGGCAGCGGGCGCGATTATGTTTTCCCTAAAGGCAAACATGCAGGACAAACACTAGGTCAAGTTGGCTATGACAAAGTAAAGGACCTAGTTAACTTCTACACGGACGATGGAGCCAAAGAAGCGAAAGGCTGGTGCAAAGATGTGGTGCAGAACTTTGCTTTGATGCAAGGACCTGCATATATGGAACCGCAATTTGATCCAGGTGATACCCCAAACTTTTAAAGGAGTTCGATCGACATGGCTAAGAAAAAAATAAGATGCGGCAAAGGACACAGGTTTACAATAGCAAACACTCGCATCGACGCCGATGGGCAGAGGTCTTGTAAGACATGCTTAGGCGAAAGTTGCGGCTGTATCGAGATTTCTGTGGGCGAGTGGCGTGCGTTTGAAGAGAAGTTCCAAGCCCAACAAAAGATGCTGAGTGAGGCGGTTGAGATATACCAAGAAAAAAAGCTTATGGATTCTCTATGGGATACTGACAAAAATGCACCTAATATGAAATTTACCCACCGTGCGCTACTCATAAACATAACGCCAATCAAGAAAGAGTCGTGTCGAGATGTTCTAAGGGATCTAGAGAGAATAATTTCACGCTCAAAATCTACAAAGGATGGTATAGAACATCACGACTGTGGATTTAATAATTCTAACCCTAAAGAAACCTGGGACATTTGCGAAAGAGCTAAGCGGGCCTTGGCTAACGAGGGGGAGTGATGAGTGGACCAGTGAAGATGGGTGGATTAGTCTTTAGGTTCGGACAATATCATTTCCGCATTTGGAAATACGGCTATGAATACGGCAATAGGCTAGGTGGGCGAGTAAAATTTTTCCCTTGGGTGCGAATAAGAAGAAGGCCCAAGCCACAAGACGAGGGGGCTGAGTGAAATCAGCGTTTTGCATTCTTACAAACCTATTTTTATATTTTTGTGCAAATGAGGGGGAGTGAATGACAGATAAAGAACAGCGAGAATTAGCAGGCTTTTTGTCGACCTATGTCTGGTATGAAACAAGACACCCAGAAGAAATGATGGAACTTTCTAAGCATTGCTGGTTCTATTTCGACAGAAAACATAAAGATCTTATGGAACAGGCTGAGCAATTGGCTGAGGCTTTGGGCAACATAACTTTTGGTGAGCCAAAAGATAATGCTACCACATATCCACATGCAGAAAATGTACTCGCCGCATTTGCTGAGTTTAAGAAGGGGGATGAATGACTAATCTAAAGCAGAGAGTGATTGAGCACGGGAATGAGTTGGCTTTAGACTTGGGTTATTGTAACTGGCATTACAACGGTGGACGTCAAGCTATAGAGGATGAGGCAAGCGATGAGTTTATAGAGGGTTTTAACGCCGCAGTAGAGCTTCTTTGGCCTGCGGTCGAAGCGCTTAAGCAACATCATTACCCTTGTGCTAATTTATTTGAGCCAGGCACTAAGACTGTAAAAAATAAACCTATGCCTATTTGCTCAAACTGTCAGACATTATCCAATATCCGTAAACAGCTAGGCGGTGAGTGAATGAGCTATGGTCACGGAGATGGATGCCCAGCGCCTGGATACCCTTGTAATTGTGGGATGAGTAAAATGCGAGACATGGAATACTACAAAGAACAATTCGAAATAGCGACTGAGAAAATAGCAGAGTTAAAGTCTAAGCGTTATAAGTTGGCCCATAGGTGGAGAGAGAAATATTACGATAAGTGTTTCGAGCTAAAAGATTTAGAGCTAAAGACTGAAAAGCTTTTTGCTGATTCGACTAAGGATTTTCTTTTACCATTAGAAAGCAAGACCAAAGAAGAGTGGCGAAGGTCTGCCGTCTTTCACGAAAACAATTCGTATAGGCGGGCTCAGATATATAATGAGCTAAAGCGGGAAAACGATATGCTGCTAGCAGACAATAGATTTTTAACCGAGCGAGTAGGTTCATTGAAGAAGGAACTTAAGAAATAAATGCAGCCCGTAGGCTAGTCAGGTAAGTCACTCGGTTTGGAACCGAGAGAGCGGAGGTTCGAATCCTCCCGGGCTGACCAGTTAGTGAATTTACAATTCATGAACTGTGAACCTTTAAAAATGCTATTTCTTAGAAGTTAAAATGAAGTAAGTGGCTAATATGAATCATACTGGGTTTACAATCAAAGCTAGGCAGGGTTTACATTGAGGTTTAGAACTGGATACTACACTCACGATAATTTCAAGGACGTGTTTATCTATGTGATTAAGGTTCAATATGTAAGTGAAAAATATACAAAAATGAAAGTAAATTGGTGGAATCGTGGGCAATGTGGTAAACCATTTCCACTACATATTATTACGAATATAAAAGTGCAGGCAAAGCACTATAGATATTGGAATCATTATGACTTTTTTTAAATCCTTTATGCGCAAAATGTTTTCCTACACTACTGTCGAAGTCGGAATAGTTCGCACTGACATAGACGGAAAAGAAGAAGCATCGTGCGCAGAAACACAAGACCAATATGATGTCGGGAAAAGAACAAAGCAAGAAATCCTTAATTTCTATGATCATCTAGCTAAGCTTCAAATCAATGATTGGCAGATGAGAAAACAACTGTATGAACTAAAGATCCAAAGCGATCCTGATTATGCGAAGAAGAAAGAAGCACTCGCGAAAGAGCGAGAAGCGTACAGACTGGAGAACGTAAGAAGATGGAATGCGAAGAACAAACCGCCAAACTGCTCGTAATATTCGGCATTGGCATATTGACAGGAGTGCAAATATTATGGGTGAAGTTCAAATGAAATATTTATTTTTGGTTTTATTTTTAGCCGTGGGGTGTAGTGAAGGTGATACTGTTGTTCGTAGTCAAAGCGATTGTCAGAATGTGCGAGCTGTGTACTATAGCTGCTACCGTAGCCGTGTGTGTTACAATCAGTGTGACTTCTATTTTAAAGACGGGTCAGTTGTCAGTCGCTGCAACCCTCAAACCTTTCCAGTGAAGCAGGTATGCAATGGACAATTTAATGACCCTAGAGTTAGTCAATGAATTCAAAGATTCTAATGGACTCATACGACAGAAGAATGGAGATTCAGGCGACCAATGCAACAGAACAGGCTTTCTTTTCTTTTGTAATGCTCTCCTTTTTGATACTGCACTTCCTCATCGGGTGGAGTTTAGCAAATCATTGGATAAGCTTTCTCTAAGCGACGGGACCTATAGACGATCAGCAGATCCAAAGCATTGGGGCTTTAGCCCTAAGACTTCAAGTCGCGATCAACAGCTACCTATTGCAATGGCACTAGGCGCGTGGGGGATGAAGTCTAGGCTCTGTCAAATGTTTGTCAAATTGCTGTCAAGGTTTGGTTTCTATACGAACACGAGGCATAATTGGCAGTATGAAACTTTGGTTGAACAAAATGAAGCTATCAAATCCCGCATCGTTGACAGAACATGGGAGGGCAAACATTGGAAACTGCCCGACTTTGCTCTGCCTCATCACATCAATTGTTACCTTAGGGGCTTCAACTGGGTGGTTCTTTGGCCAGTGGTTCTCGTCTGTGATACTTTTTTGGTCGTCAATTCTATAGTGAAAGTAATCAAGTCCAGAGACAAGAATGATAACGATGATTTGCAAATGATCTGCATGATGATTCAAGCTTCAATCTACCTACCAACGCCATTATCATGGTTAGCAAAGCGCATCTATAGACTAAGACTGAACCCCGTCTATGACACTTGGTATGGAAGAGACAAACCACGTATCCCTTCGAGAGTTCACCCCGCACAAGCCTGCCTCATTAGTTACTTCAGACCTGAGAGTCACGCGCCACCACTCGATAAACTCTGCGCCCCCCTGGTTGAGAAGTATCTATGAACGTGATTCTATCTCAGCTCCTTACATTCCTAGCCAAAAGGCTCGCTCAATTTTGGGTCAAGTTTTCTCGTGTTATGAGGTATAATAAGAAGGTCGACAAGGAAGTGGAGAGTGTTGAAAAGTCTGTGGATAGTGGGGATGAAGAAGCCCTTAAGGAGTCTAGTCGCCGCCTGCGCGATGATATCTTCGAGTAGCTGTGTCAGTATCCCAGCGCCAGAAGTAGAGCCTTGCGCCATAATCAACAGAACTGTGGCCGATTGTACGCTCAAGGACGGATCATATAGCATGAAGCCCGTGGAGCACATGAGGGGCTTCAACTGCTTCAGTCCAAAAGACACAGGTGAAATCAAAAAATATCTAAGGAGGCTCAAGGATGAAGTATATTTTAGCCCTTTGCGTTAGCTTTGGCATGAACTTTGCGCAGGCGATGATCATCACATGCAGGTATGCAAACGTTGAAAGAGTCATAGACGGCGACACTATCGATATGATTGTCATTCTAGGTTTCAACGTTATGGTGCATGAAAGGGGCAGATTAGCGCGTTACAATGCGCCCGAAACCAGGACACGAGACAAGGCCGAGAAGATACGAGGCATAGCAGCAAAGGAAAGGCTGCAAAACCTGTTGCGTCAAGACAAGAACAACGTTATTGTCTGCCCAATCAAAAAGGGCAAATATGGCAGATGGATCATTGAGCTCTATGATCGACAAGGCAAAAAGAACTATAACGATCTCCTTATCAATCGAAAGGAGATTATCTAAGGAGTGGCTTGAATGAAAGCACTATTAATAAGCATACTAGTTTCTAGTACAATTGCATTCTCTACTAGTACACAGGCGGCGCAAACGTCTTTCAACGATTCCAGACTATACGCACATACGACTATAGCTATGGGTGTGACTGTCGGCACTTACCGTGCAGCGAGAAAGTGGTTCTCAATGAATAAGCGAGACGCCATGTGGACAGCGACTTTGATCACGCTCACAGGGGCTGTGCTGGTTCAAGTAGCCAAAGACAGATCAGATCAAGGGTTCAACAGAAACGAGCTCTATGCGGGCTCTACGGGCGTACCATTGGGGCTAGCCTTCCCGTTCTTTCTAAAGGAGTTCTAGTGATCATGGGGTATGGGATCAAATGCAAAGAATGCAAAATCGCCACAAAAAAAAGGCCTAATCAATTTCATTCTGTGGATATCGGATATATGGCGGGGCATGTTTGCCGCGTTTGCAAGGTTGTCTACCCTGCGAAAGTATGGACTAATAGAACCTTTCACGAATATTGTCCAGGCGAATACGTAGGAGACAAGGACTATGCCCCGCAGACTTTCACAGAATGAAAAGGATCTGATCGCAGCTTTTGGCGAAGAACTAAGAGCTGCAAGAACAGAAAAAGATATCACCTACACAGAGCTAGCAGAACGGAGCGGCGTATCTAGAACCGCCATCTGGGAACTTGAACACCACGGCCGCCCAATGTTAGCAAAAAACCTTGCCAAAGTTGGCAAAGTGTTGGAGATTGAATCGCCACTTAATTGCGGTGTCGATCTCTAGAAATTGGGGTCAGAGTTGTCTTTCCAGTCTTCTCTAGGCCCCAAGTTCTAGTCCAAGGTCCAGTCACTCAGAACTAAATAATTGATATAATTCGGGCATGGCTAACGTTCTCGCTCTTAGTGATATTCAAGCCCCATTCCACCATCTAGATACTATAGACTTCCTCAAGACAATGAAGGGTCAATACAAACCGCACGAAGTTGTTTGTATGGGTGACGAAGTTGACTGTCATGCTTTAGGCCAGTGGGATTCAGACCCCGATGGATTCAGCGCAGGACACGAGCTAGACGCGGCACTCGCGTTCATGCACGAACTCTATAAGATCTTCCCAAAGGTCAAAGCCTGCACTTCAAACCATACTGTCCGACCATTGAAGCGAGCATTCAAAGCAGGCATCCCAAAGAAGTTTCTGAAGTCTTACAAGGAATTCATGGAGGCTCCAAAAGGATGGGAGTGGAGAGACTCTTGGATTATAGACGAAGTAAAATATGAACACGGCGAAGGAGTCTCTGGCCAATACGGAGCCACAAAGGCCGCTGTTCAAAACATGAGATCAACTGTCATAGGACACATTCACTCCTATGCTGGGATTCAATATGTCGCCTGTCATGACAGACTTATTTTTGGAATGAATACGGGGTGCCTTATAGACAAGAATGCCTATGCATTCGCTTATGGTAAGACCATTCGAGTGAAGCCTATTCTGGGCACTGGCATAGTTCTAAATGGCATCCCGCACTTTATCCCTATGATGCTAGACAAGTACGGAAGGTGGACGGGGAAGCTGTAATGCTGGCTAGATTTAAAATCACAAAAGACTATCAAGCCCTATCGAATATGTATCGACGAGCATTCCCCTCCGATACAATGAGAGACTTCCCAAGCGACACCTGTTGGCTAATCAAAGATGAAGGATACAAGACGATAGGTTTCTGCTCTGTCAGCACTCCGGCACATGATCCGACAACTGTCTTTCTAGCTACCTCTGCGACCTTCGTCCATGGGGCTGGCTTTCATAGAGACTCAATCAACTGGAGAGTTCTTTGGGCCAGAAGAAATGGATTTAAAGATGTCGTCACCTACACCACTCTAGACAATCACAGATCAATAGCTAATTTAATAAGAACGGGCTTTCATTTCTATTATCCACAAAACCCATGGGTCGAGGGCAGAGTTCATTACTTCATCAAGTCTCTGAGATGAGAAAGAAACAGAAGACCCCTATGATCAAACTAGGTGATCATCTGTATATAGGAAACGAAAAAGTCATAGTGATTAGCCTGTCGAAGGGGTCTATAATGGCAAAGGTGAAATGGGAAGACGGAATCATCGAATGGGCTGAAGTAGTTTTATTGAGCCCAGTACCTTGGGGGAATTGCACTTATGTCCACTGAAAGAAAGATAGACTCCATAGTGTTTCACTGCCTTGATTCTCCAAACTATAGCAACGCCTATGGATTCAATCAAGTCAATCGCTGGCATGCAGACAATGGGTGGAAAGATCCAGCTTCAGGCGTTCATTGCGGCTATCACTGGATTATCAAATGCGATGGAACAGTCGAACCTGGCAGGCCAGAAAGTTCAGTTGGTGCCCACTGCAAGAAAGGCGGAATGAATAAGAACTCGATCGGCATAGCCTACGCTGGCAGAAACTCAATGACGGAAAAACAGATAGCTTCATTGATAACTCTCTACGGGTCGATATATCTTAGGCATGGGATAACGCCGGATAGATTCTTTGGGCACAGAGAGTTCGACCCTGGAAAGCTTTGCCCTGGCATTTGTCCGAATGTGTTGCGAGAACTCTTGAGGTTCAGACTCAAACCTCAAATGCGTCTAGTGGGTTAGCCCTTTTTTTCTTACTGTGTGGAATTATACTTTGTAGATACTCCTGCGCCATCGCAGAATCCTTGAAGCGAAGATGGTTCCACTTCTCATAATAGCTAGATAGTAGTTCGGCAGAGTCTACCACTACAGCGAAAGCGTTTGTGCATATCTTATCTATGATGAATTCATGCTGAGCAGGTCTGAGTGTTGATCTCTTCCCTTTGGCCTTGAGCTCAATGAAACATGCTGCCCCTAGCTTGTCGTTTCCAACTATGTCTAAGAATCCCCTGGCTGCCATACCTCTAAGGTATCTCCCCGCAGCTTTAGAATAAACAGCTTTTGATTCGACCACATGACAACTAAACCCATTACTTTTCAGCCAACACATCACGTCCGTTTCGACTAGCTTTTCAGGTTTAGAATAATTTGCCATTACGCCTGGACATACCCCACTACGACTATGCCGTCGCCGCCTGCTCCGCCTGCTGGAGAGCCAACGTTGCCACCGCCTCCGCCGCCTGCTGAGATTCCACCTGCGCCGCCTGCTCCACTTGCAGTTCCACCCGCGCCGCCTGCTCCGATTCCACCACCGCCTCCGCCGCCTGTGTTGTTTGTAAGTAGAGCGACTCCACCGGCTGCAAAGAGTGATGCTTGACCACTTGTGGAATTTCCACCACCGCCGCCTGGATCTCCACCCTGACCGCCGTTAGATTTGAATGATCCAGCAATTGCTAGATCTGTCGTGTTTTCAGAACCGCCGGTGGCTCCACCGTTCGCACCTGGAGCCGTCAGTAAAGATCCAAAAACAGTGTTGCCACCATTCGCGCCAGACGATGCCCCGCCCGACCCAATTGTTACCGTAATCGGGTCACCTTCTGCCGTGATATCAACAAGAGTTAGAACCGGAACTGCGCCTTGTCCGCCTTGTCCCGCGATACCACCGCCGCCTGCTCCACCTGCTCCACCGCCGCCTGCGAGCCAAACCCAAAGATACCCAACGCCCGTTGGCTTCGTGAATGATCCACTCGCTGTGAAGACTTGAGTTGTGAAGATTCCACGCGCTATCAAGCCGTTGATGTTTTTTCCCATCTTATCGAATAGGGCTTCAGAGAGACCGGCTTCGAAGTCGACCTCGACATCATTCATTTTGACTAGTGGTCCATCTGGTAAATCAGCCATCGTGGCCTCCCTTAGAACATTCCATATTGACTGCCACCGTCTGCGAATGTAGCAGCGTCAATCATCCATGCGTAAAGTAGTTTAACTTGTGCTGTGTTCGGTGTCGAATACTTTGCCAGTTCAATGATATCGCCAGCAGCAGGCGTGAAACCTAGGCTCACGTCAACTGTGAACGTGTTGCCAGCTATGCCTGTCAATGTAGCAGTTGCGTCATTTGAGAAATCAGCATTATGAATTCTTACTTCTGGATCTGTGAACTTATCCCATTTGAAGAACTCATTAGTCCCGAAGCGGCCTGATCCATAGAACGCCTCTATGGTGAAGCTAGTCGTTGATATGCCAGCCGCTATGCGAGAACTAGGGCCAATGACTGCAAAGCGACTAGAGCCCGCGAAACCGGTCGCTATGACCGACAGAACCACGTTCCCTGTTCTAACGTTGAAGACCTTGTTCTTGATCTCTAAGATCTCAGCAGGACGACCGCGCAAACCCGTGTCAGTGTCCGACATCTGAAGACCATCTCCATCTATCACCACCATGTCGCCGATCTCTGCATTGAAACCTGACTTCATGAATATTGAAATATCGTAACTCTCAGCGCCTAGAGAGTATCTATTCAAGCGCCTCGTTTGAGCCTGATCTATGAGAGTGTCAGCGCCTTTCGCTGTACGCATACCCAGTGCTGGAATAATGGTAGACTTTTGTCCAACAGGGATTTGACCTAAGCTAGTGGCATCTGTCTTCAGAAGTCCTCTGATAGTTCTGTCTTCTAAAGGCTGATCTTCAAACTTATAGATGACAGTGTTCTCGAAGTTCTTATTGATGCTCCTAGATAGCTTTAGCTGAGCAGGCCGCTTCGCTCTGTCTTTGGTGATAATCTTTGTGTCTTGTGTTGGTATCGGTGCAGAGTGTATGCCGATTGAGTTCTTGCTTTTTCTGGGTATCGAAAAACCAGAGAACGGTTTGTAGAGCTGATTCTCGATGAACTCTTTGGCGTTGTCTATAGTGTCCTTGATGTAAAACAAATAATTGAAGCTAGGGACAAAAGACCTTTGAACAAATAGATGCTGCTCAACGTCCACTTCATCTGCCCCTAATGCTAGCCCTTCGCCCAAGGTATCATACTGTGACCTGAATCCTACAGTAGCAGAGGTTCCTATTTCTTCGACAAAAGAAACTCCATCGATAGTTAAATAAGAACCATCGTCTAGAACGTTGATGCCTATGATTTCTTTGTTTGTGACATTGTTAGATCCAGAAGCTGCGGCGATGGTTGTGACATAATCACCTACAACTAAGCCATATATTTCTTCTATGTCTATGGCGTCAAAAAAGATTGTATTAGATATAAGAGTCGTGGCATCAATGCGATTGAAGTTAGTGACATCAACCCCGCTAACCCAATTGCCATTGCTCCCAGAAAACATAACTTTAAGAGCCAGATCAACAGCATTCCCTTCAAGCTGGACAAACGCTTCAACGTTTTCATTATTTGAATGTGCAACAGCACTCGTACCAAGAACGCCACGTGTGACCCCTGTGAAAGTTGTTCCAGTCTTACCTGTGTATGTCATGACCTCGTTTGAAATTCTTAGCCCATAGATTATCGAACTATCAAAGCTAGCATCTGGGCCAGCAACTGGCGCGAAGAACTCAGTGGCATCGTCTACTGTGATAGTCGTATCCCCTGAGCCGATCGATCCATCTAAGAGAGTGTCTTTCTTATCCCATAGACTCTGCCGCTTCTTGGATTCTGGGTGTGCAATCGTTAGCAACACAGCGCCAGCATCTGACTGAATGGTGTCTATAATACCGCGATGTAAAATAAAAAAGTCCTGAGGGTAGGCAGTGTCAGCAAAACCAAACCACACCCTAGCCTTTCTTCCCAATATATCTGCGACTATTTCACCTGGAGTGATTAGCTTTGTGATCTTCTGATCTTTGTCTATCAATGCTATCTGAAGGCTGGAGACTGTTACACCACGGCCTTTGTCTGGGTCTAGTGTTTGTCTAATGGTTGTGGAAGTTCCCGAATCAAATGAGATGAAGCTTTCTGAATCTTCTTCCTCTATGAATCCACCATAGACGAGCCCAGAATCTCCGTATTCTACATCGTCGCCATAGCGAAGAAAGCGCTTCACTGCAATAGCACCGTACACAGTAGACACACCCTCGATTTCAAGAATCAATTGAGGCTCTACATTAGGTTTTTGTGATGCTACTATCGCTCTTTCGCTTAGCTTGAAAGCCACTACAGTTTATCCTTTTGAAGATCCCATAGGCGCTGATCTACTGTCTCAATCTTCACTAGTATCTCTTTCAGGGTAAACATCACAGAGTCGTGCTTGACCTGAACCATCTTCTCGACTTCTGTCTTGGTGGCAAACGTAGCATACAAAGTGCTAACCCCTACCATCGCTCCGACGATAAGGGAGATCACTATCTGCATAGACCCGCCGCTCTGTATTGTCACTTCGCTGCTGGCTCTTTGAGTACAGCTTTCTTCTCAGTGAAGAAACGCATGACCACGTTGGCAGAAGTAAGTAGCATAACGAGCTGCTCTTCTGACACGAAGTCTTTTATCGGGCTCCAAAAATAGGCTACTGCGCCGATCACGTTCATCCAAAAAGTCTTGGATAGCCAAATTCCTTTCCAGTCTTTCTTCTCATCTGCCATGATTCACTCCTTTAGTATTAGGTCCCTAAGTTCTTCAATAAATGATCTCATCTTTGCAACGGTTGTCAGCTTTGACATATCTTCGTCTTGAAGCTTCTGCCTCAAGACCTGCTTTGCTGCTGCCTTTTGGTCCTTAGAACTTTTCTTCAAATCGTTAGCAGCTTCTTTTGCATCTGCTTTTGATTGATTAAAGACAGCCTTCTTCCCGCCTTGTCCATCGTCTACAACGTCGTACACATCTATGTCTGTAGAGTCAGACCCTTCAAAGACTTCGCCAATGTAATATGTGGGTCGAGCCTTTGGGTTGCTAGACTTGAATTTCACGGTGCCATACTTTCCGTTTTCTTGAATCAGATATAGCTTATACATCTTTTATCTTCCTAGCCCAAAAGATTGAGTTATGATCTGGATCGGTAACTGCCCCAGTAAATGAATCATGGAAAACAAAAAACTTTCCAACTGCGGCGGCAACGCTTGATCTTAGGCGAAGCTTGTAAGCCGTCTCAGATGCCACGTCAATAGTGGTGACCATTGTCATTGTCATTGCAATTTGGTCCGCAGTTGAGGCTATTGTGTCTTTCCAGATCATAGACATTGATGGCTCTACCAGCGTATTGCCAAAAGTAAATATAGCAACGTTGCCTAAATGCGTTGACGATCCGCTTATATATTGCATCCAACCGAGAACGCTATACCCAACTTGCCAACGCGCCTTTCCGCCTAAAGTGATGGTTGAGCCAGCCACGTCCACCCAAGTGTCGGCGGAAACTGAAACAGAACTAGTCGTCAACTCTACTTCCTGATACTCTGGCTTTATTGGCTTTGTGCTTACTGGCCCTAGGCCGCCTCGTCTACTCATTTTTATTCCCTTACACTATTGAATTAACGAAACCATGAATCATTATTATATTTGCGTTAGCTGCAAACGCCCTAATTTCTAGCGGAGTCGCAACGCCCTTCACTAACAATCCTGGTATTACTTGATAAAGCCCGCTCTCGTATGGAATTGTAACCTCTATATTGTCGGTAGCTGTCGCCGTTAGCCATTCAATGGTTAGCTTCGTATCGGTCGATCCAGAGTTTACAGCCCACAACCAAACCTCATCTAAGTCCGTCACAGTTGTCGAGCCCGTATGAATCAAAGTTCCAGCCGTTGCAGTTGCTGCGATAAGAATCCCCTGGCCGTTTGCCGAGCTGCTCAATATCTCTTTTGTAAAAGTTGCCATTCATTTCTCCTATGAAAATACTTGCACTGCTAAGATCGCTTGATCGCCATCAACAACGCCTGCGCCACCGCCTAGTTCGGTTTCAGTGCCGCCACTATCTAGTGAATAAAACTTATCGTCTGATTTAGAATACAACTTCAAGTGACCCGCCGCTGGATTTGCAGGCGTTGAAATATGCTTGTTGATAGTCTCAGTGTTCAGAGTCTTCACGCCGGTGAGAGTTTGCGCAGTTGCGGCAGACAATACTTCAGACTCTGATCCGACTTCCCCTACCTTGAACTTAGAGGCAAGGCTTGAATCATAGCCTAGCTTTGCATCGGTAGCGTCTGTCATGGTGACCTTGATACCACTCGCAGCCGAATTCGCCGTTGCCTGATTTCCTCCAGAATTGATTTCGATCTCTGGGTCTTCCGCTGTAATGGTTGAACCCAATACGTTGGTATCTGTCGCCGTCAAAGTTCCGATAACAGTTAGATCATTCACGCCTGTAATGTTATCTGAATCGTCTATAATAACGCCAGAGTCTTGAATCAACTTACCGGTTGCTAAGTTATATCTAGGAATGGCGTTGTCTGTAGCTGAAGCTGGCCCCTCTACTTTCTTAGCAGACTCCGCAGTCAACAGATCTGCTCTCAACTTCACATCGTCAGTTGATGCCCCGACGTCGTTGTTCGTCCATACAGGTTTTGCAGTTGCGACAGTGTTTGGAGTGTGTCCAGTAAAGGAGCTGATTGAATTGAGCTCTCTCTGAGCGTTGGTGATAGTTCCACCTGAAACCCCTGAATCAGTATTCTCTAGATCAACTTTCCCGACTGTGTTTGAGTCTGTCGTTCTCGATACAAACGATGCATTGGTGACTGCCGCATTGACTTTCTGCCCATCACTGACTGACACAAAAACCTCCTTATTCCACTACTCTACATAGTAGTATTCCACTATCAAAATACCCTGGCAACCCCCGACCATATTGTTCTTTCAAATCGTAGCCCGTGCCCTTGGGGTCTTGTGGGGTTCTCTCTAGTATCAATGTATCGAAAGTCGATTCAGAATCCTTGTCTGGCATGTATTCGAACGGGGCTTTGGTCGTGATGTTCTGCATGAAAGCTTCAGTGTCTGCCACGCCCGTTGCGCTTGAAATGATCACACCAATAACCGACTGTGCGATGTCGGTGTTATATCTCAAGTTGAACTGAACGAACTTCTCTAGACCAAACCGGACCACTTCAATCTTTCCACTTGCTGATTTTTGCACGGTTGCGTCAACTGCGTTCTGTCTCTTTTCCTTGGCCACATGGTCTTGAAGAATGAACTGAGGCTCATACACTGATCCACTAATTGAATCTCCATCATAGGTCGCAGCCGCTGTTCTGTCTGCTCCAGTAAAGCCCATCAATCCATAAGCACTAGTGCCTGAAGTTGTTCCAGTAGATACCAACAATTCAAACGTTCCTGTCGCTGCTACTCTTAGAGTAGGGGTTCCACGTAGAACAGTCACAGTATAGGTGAGCGCTCCAGATGAATTCAATGCAGTGGCAACCGCAATGGCGAACTCTTCTAGACTATAGTCACTCGTGTTGATGGTGGCTATTATCTCAGGCCCGCCTTCGCTAAAGGAGATTAGATTATTTTCTGAATCTACAGAATGCCCATAATAGAACTTGGAGAACGTTGTCAAACTCATACCTGGATCGCCCCCCTTGCTATGACTGCGCCTTCAGAATCAAATGCCTCATTGATCGCAGCAGCTATTTCTAGACCCGTCTCTCTACGATCGAGAACGTTGCCTTGAATGTTCACTATGACTTCAGTTCCCTTCTTCTTCTCTAGGTCGTCGTCTTCAGGGAGGTCTATGAAATCGCCACCACCACCTGCTCCACCGCCTGCTCCAGCTCCGCCGCCTGCTGGGTTTCCACCACCCTTGCCTGCTAATGCCTTCATCGCGCCACCGATTGCGATCAACGCTAGACCCGCAACGACAGCAGAGCCGCCGAAGAAAGTAATCAGCGAAGCCTTCAAAGCTTCAATCGCCTGGCCACTTGCTACTATCAAAGTTCCTAACTGAATGGCAAAGTCGCCTAAGATTCCTAGAACAGACTTTCCGAAGTTATCAAACGCCTTGGCTCCAGTGACTAGAGCAGCTCCTATAGTAGCCATACCGCTACCAATAACATTGTTGACTAAACTACTAATGCTTGAAGCCATGCCTGCCCGCAAACGTTCTGCTGCTGCCAACTGACGCTTGTTGCTTTCTTCTAGAATTGCTTCTCTTTTTAGCTGAGAGTCCGCACGTATGCTAGTGATCAGCTCGTTGAACTCATTCTCGTCAATGACTCGCCTTTCATTGAACTGCTTCTTCGCTTCTATGATGAGCGCGTTTTCCTGCTGCTCTAGCTGATTCAATCGCAAAAACTGAGACTGAGTTTCCAATAGCTCTCTCTGATTGAAGTCACGAGATAAGGCCGCCCGCTTCAACAGACTGTTGCCAATAGACGCTTCAGTGTCTGCTAGTTGCTTATCGAATGCAGCCTGCAGAGCGGCAGCTTCTTTCTGATTTATAGGTATGACAGTTCCACCGCCTCCGCCTTTGTCACCACCACTTTTTTTGTCAACTTCAGCTAAAGCATCTGTCAGCTTCTTCGCCCGTGCCTCTGCCGTTGCTAACTGTGCTTCTAAGAACTCAGCTCTGCCAGCAGCGCCGCCAATGCCCAATGCTTTGGACGCTGCTTCCCCTATATCTTTCAGGTCTTGAACAAAACCCGTTTGCTTTTGAGGTACGTCTGATAATCCTACTATGGCAGCACTCAAGAACTGTATTTCATTATTTGTTTTCTTGAGAAGTTCTCGTTGGTTTTCGATCTTCTCGTTTGCTTTCTCCATGTCGTTACCGAAGACACTCACGCGAGCGCCTTTGATATCTTTAGCTAGCTGTGCAAATCCTGCGCTCAGGTCTTGAATAAACCCAACAGACCCTTGCCCCTTAGTTACAAAGAAGCCGAGCTCCTCTGAGAACGTGCCAAAGGAGTTGCCCAACTGAGTGACAGATCCTGAGAATGTGTTGATCTGTTTTCGTGCAGTGCCACCAAACTGATTTGAAATCAATTCAATCGCCTTACCAGCCTTCAATTCTTCAATCGTGAGTGTACGTATAGAGGTAACGCTTTCCCCAAGTTCTCCCGTGAGTCCTGCGAAAGTCTTACCTAAGTTCTTCACCGCACTGTTTAGCTCGATGCCAGTAGCTGCATTCAAATCAATCGCAGCTTCAGTCAGCTTCTTTGCTTCTTCGTTAGACCTAGCAAACGTTCTAGCCAAGGCAAAGATTTCTAATGCAGCTTCATCTCCGACTTTTGTCGTTTCCTCTATCGCAGCAGCGAACCTTTGTATATCTTCACTCGCTTCGATACTGAATTCGCCTGCGTTTCTCAGTGCAATGTTTAGATTGTTGATTGCTTCTTCTTGTCTTATCGCTGCGTCGATAGTGTTTCGTACAGCGAACGCAGCAGCAAAGGCCGCACCGACACCTAGCAGTTGAGACTTCAAACGTTTGAGCCCAGCCCCGATTGAGTTCTTAATCCCAGAATCTATGGGAACCACGAACTCCTTCTCAACCTTTCTGCCAGTTCTCTTCGCCTGCTTCTCTACGTCCGAAAGAGCCTTCTTGAATGGCTTTCCATCAATGCCTAATATGAGAGTCACATCTTCATTAGCCATTTAATCTCCGCGCCATAGCCTGCAAGTCTTTCTCAGTTAGTTCGCGCCTAGGCATGTCTATGTTTTTCTTAGATTGAATTCTAAGATCTCTAGCCAACTTCTGTTGAGAAGACTTCTTCATCTCTGGGTAGCTAATATTGCTTATCATCGACATGCTTTCCCTAGCTTCAAGTGACTCCATTGCCAACACGTACTCTTCGAAAGTGCTTGCATCCATAGAGTTCATATAGTCGTCAGTCCATCCGTAGAACCTGGCAACCCTCGCCTTTAACAAGAGCTGCCAGCCTACTTTTTTGCTACACCAAGAACAGTCCTAGAAAGTTCCATGAAGTGTTCTTCCTCCATGTCCTCTGCAACGTCTTTAGGTAAACCTAAAAGACTAAGAAATTCTAAAGTACAGTCATAAGCTTGATCGTTTGTCATGTCCGACAACTTGCCTATGTACTCATGCTTTTCTCTTAGCTTTGGTTTGCGCATCTCGTAGGCTTCCCCGTAGAGAACGACCTTGATCTTCGTGCGCGTTGCTTTCTGAAACTCCACTCAGCCTCCCTGGCTATTAGGTATAAACTAAATCACCGTCTCCGCGAATGACATACTCAAGCCCGCTCGCCTTCGTGTCGTCTGGTAGAATGCTCCAAGTAAGAGTCAAAGACTGAGTGGCTTCGCCAGAGTATACAATCGACTCTACGATCGGATATGAAAGATGAAAGTTCCAGTCCTTCACCTTAGTTGCTTGTGACAAAGGATGAAGAACGAGCACGTCAGCAAGTGAGCTCATCGATGTAAAGTCTCTATTGAAACCATATCCATAGGCATCTGTTGCCGCAGATGTATTCTTCACGCCGCCTGCTAGTCCGATCAGCTCATCGAAGTTGGCGTCTGTGAATTCTTTGATAGTCATGGAAACAGAAACGATCATTCCCGTTCTGATTCTGTCGCGCTCGTTTGTTCCTGTTTGGTGACAAACCACAGGGGTAAACTGGGGCTCCCTCAATATTTCGATATCGCCTTCCGTGCATCCTAGATCAGTTGTTTTCCAGGTGACCGAATGCGGTTCGACTAAAACTTCTGGTATCGCCATAATATTCCTCCGTTGAATATATTATATAATTTCTAAAACTACTTCAGCCACGAACCCCATGGTAGTCATGACTATGTTATCATTACTTTCCGAATGAGGCTCTCTAGATGAGCTCGGCAGACTAACCCTTCTAATTGTAGTTTCGGCTAGTGTTGCGGGACTCTTGCAATTCTTAGCAATTGTCTGTTCAAAATCTATACTTTCATCTATCGCGTCTGCTGGGTATCTATACCCTTTCAAATAGAAGCGAACCGTCAACGGATATACAAACATAGCACAACCGTGATTTTGTTGCAGCTCTGAAATGTCTCCGCTCTCAATGTGATAGGCTTTGTGAATCTTAGTCGATCCGATCTCTAGACCAAACGCATCCTTGTGCTCTTTGAATCCGAGCTCGTTCATGCGATCTCTAAAATAAGATCTAACCTCAGTCATACTCATCGTCTAAGCATATCCAAACTATTCACCCTGATTCCTTCGTTCACTTCGACACTTCCATCTCCGTCTAGGTCTAGCGGCAGTATAGCCAGCTTCCTAGACTCGTGTTCTTTGCCCTCATACTTGACGGCCTTATCTGCGAAATCATCGTCCACCGCATTCGACAAACCCTCAAAGATCAATCGGAGCGTTAGATAAGTTGACCACTTTCTAAAGGGCTCCGTCAAGACTATCGAGTCCTTCGTCAATCTGTTGCCAGTATCGTCGACAAAGGAGTTCTCGTAGAGCCAATCAATGATTAAGTCCCTAGCTCTGCGATGAACGTCTAGGTAGGTGGTTCTCCCATCCTGAACGTTGCCTAGGATACAAGGCTCATGCGTCTTCAGATCAGCATCGTTTGAAAGAAGCTTATCATCTGCTGGCGTCAAGACCTCTATATCTTCTGTCGTGGTAACAGGCGAACCATCCGTGGTCACACGAACAGAAACCGTCACTGTTCGACTCGATCCAGAATATTGAGTGTCCAAATAGTAGTCTTCTGAAGATCCACCGGTGACGTCTATAAACCCGCCGGCAGCTTCGGGCTCTATCTCTACCTTAGTGATAGGCGATTCTTCCTTGGAAACGAAACTCTTCGTGGCATCTAGGCGAGTCTTGTCGTCTGTCTGAACTGCATTCTCTAGAACTAATTTGCCAAAAATCCCCATCGTTTCCCCTAACCGAAGACGCTTCCCGATTTTACCTCTAATTCATTTTCGAAGTGAGCAATTATTATATTGCTGCCTATCGTCATGATGTTCACTATATTTTGCTTAGAGCCTAGACCTAGAGTCTCAGTCTGTGCAGCAGTAAGGCTGACTGTGTAAACACCATTAGCCCCGTCTGTTATCACGTGGCCAGTGACTGAGAGTTCTTTCTTTCCTTCCTGCGGGAACTTCGTCGTGATAGCTGAAGCTGCCGATATGTCTACGGGTGTGTTCCCATCCGTCACAGTCAAGGTCAGCGTTGGGTTTTCCCCTCTAGTTACTGAAGCGCTCATGATATATCCCCCGTTATTGATCTATTCCCGACTGACCCTGTAACGTTGCCATAGACGGTTGGAGCTAGCTGATCTATAATCGAACTGCTCACTACGTCCACAAAGGTGGTCCTAGCTGCTCCTACATACGGAGACTCATCGACGATTTCATCCCAGACAACGAATTCATTTAATTTCATGTGGCTCACTTGGTAGACATTGCTCATCCCCATTGCAAAGTGAGTGAAAGAAAGGGGCGTTCTTAGGTAGGCTCCAGCCGTTACTTGATCTACTAGAGAGCCGTCCAAGTAGGTCTTGAGGCTATTCACAGACCCATCGCCTGCGTTAGTGATAACTATATCGTAATAAGTATCGGCAACCGGAGACCATGGATTGACGACAGCCCCTGATTTTATCAAGCCAGAGTTTTCTTTCTGAGCCCGCAAATTCAACGAGCCAGTGCTGAGATGCCATATCTCAAACGATGGTCCGTTTTGTCCCGCGCCGCCTAAGTACATAAGCCCTCTATTGCCAGGAGGCGAGCCAGAATAAGTTGGCGCGAATCTCAATAGAACAGATATTGCCGAAGCAGCAGGGTTTGATTTGTTAACTGCATAATTCAGATTTTGATATAAGCCAGAGTCGAAGTCTATAGCCGACCCGCC